TAAAAAATTACAAAACCACCCCCCCCCCCCCCCCCGCATTCTGCGTGGGTGGTGAGATCGTGGATTTCAGCTATCCATTCTTCCGGGAACGCCCCGTCATACGAGTTGAGGACCCACCAACGGAACTCTCTGAGCCTTTCACGATCTTGGCACTGCCATCCGGGGAGACTTTGGACGGTTTGCTTGAAGATTTTTGCGCAGATTTTTCAAGCCCTGCTTGGATGACATCCTGCTCAAGAAGGTGGCGCATGTGCCCTTGAAGGTTTCGGTGCTGTGATTTTGCTCGGGCTTTTGCAAGCTCTGCCAACTCTTTCGGAACCCGGACTGACACAAATTTGAGGTCTTCTTTTTCCATGTAAACAAACATTTCACCATTGTGAACATGGGCACAACAAATAAATTTTTTTTGTGCACTAAAAAAAATATATTCGCCCGCAAACCCGCATGGAATGGGCATGTCAAGAGAAAAATATGGGGGGAACACCCTACCTCTGTAAAATTTTTTGTTTTACTTTTTGTGCACAAATTTTACAGATTTGTGCACATGCAAACGGCAACAGAAGAGTCAGTGGATACACAACACATCGGATTCCGAATCCCAAATAGCCTCCGCGAAGCAGCTCTGGAGCGGATGCAGGGGAAATACTCAACCTTCAGCGAATACATTCGCGACCTGCTCCGCCGGGATGTTGAAACCAAGGAGGCTTCGAAATGAGCGAGGGGTTTTTTGATCGCTATCCGCAATGTGCGGAGTTTGCGGAGATTTTTGACTGGCTGCGGTCGCTGGAGGTTTCGGCGGATGTGGCGGCTGAGGTGTCGAGGTCGCTGCTGTGGGCTGGGGGCCGGGCGAAACGCAAGGGGGCGAGCGGCGGGGCCGTGGAGGCAGGGAGAGCGGGTCGTCCTCGGGCGCTCTCGCTTGAGCAGGTGGCGGAGATCCAAGCGGCTCACACGACTTGGGACAAAGCCCAAGGGTCTTTCACCAAGGCGATGGCTACGCGCTTTGGCGTGTCGGAGGACACGGTGCAGAGGGTGGCTAACAAATCAACACAGGAGGAGGAGAAATGAAGCCGGGATATTTGAGACCCGAGGAAGCGGCCCAATACCTCTCAGTCTCACTCAGCACTATTTACAACAAGAAGCGGGCCGGGCTTCTCAAATTCTACAAATTTGGCGGCTCAACCTTGCTCAAGGTGAGCGAACTCGATGCGGCTGTTGAGAAGGGGGTCCAGGAATGAAGGCGCCACGACTCTACCTGTGTGAGGGCTATGACCCTTTGTTCGGGCCGGTGCGGCACATGATCAAGGCATGCGGGTTTAGCGATGCTCGGACGAAATTTTACCACCTGCATGGCATTCAAGCCCTGCATGTCTCGCTGGAGAGATAATTTTTATGGAACACGAAGTCATAATTAGACAACTGCAGTTCGCGTGGGAGTTTTTCCGCGCTATCGGCCCAGCCGTTGTGCTGGGGGTCGCAACCTACTGGGTCACCACATGGGGGGAGGCACGATGAGCGCTTGGTGGGTGATTGATACTGAGTCGCTGTCTTCGTCAGTGGGGACGAAGGAGGCTACGGGGCCGTTCACTTCGCGAAAGGATGCGGAGGATTGGATCCGCGAGGATTTCGAGGCGTGGTTTACCGCAAGCGAGGTGCCGCTGAATGACAGGGAAGTAGACTGCGCAGGGCAGATGCTCATCTTGGAGCAGAAGGCGTGCGTGCGGCCTGTGGCCAAGGTGCAGGTCAAGACTCAATTGGTGGAGGAGTCCGCAAAATGAGCACCTGGACGCATGTGGGCACATCGATGCCGGATAGCGACACCGATGTGATTCTGGCAACTCAGGATGGCCATGTGGAGGCGGGATTTCATGATGGCAAGGACTGGCGATGGATCAATGCAGGACTGATTGCCATCCCTGTCACGCACTGGATGCCGTTTCCGCTTCCACCACTCAAGGAGGCGGCATGAGCGCGACGCTGGCCATCTCCATTGCGCTCCTGACTCTCGGCTCCTGCATCGCCTGCTACCTGCTCGGGCAGGACAGCGTGCGGCAGCAGCTACGCAATAGCAATGAGCGCCGCCGGCGCTGGGAAGAATTTGATGACGAGGATTAAAATTATGAAACTGAACATAGTAACAGGTAAGATACAGCGGGCGCAGCGCGTCTGCTTTTATGGGGTCGAGAGCGTGGGTAAGACCACGCTGGCGGCGAGGATGCCAGATCCAGTTTTCTTGGATGTGGAGAAGGGGTCGGCGCACCTGGATGTGCCGCGCCAGGAGATCAAGTCTTGGACTGAACTGCTGGAGGTGGTGAAGGAGCTGGCCTCGGGTAGCTATGGCTACAAGACGGTGGTGCTCGACTCTATCGACTGGGCGGAGCGGCTGAACCATGCCGATCTGTGTGAGCAGAAGAAGATCAAAAGCCTCGAGGAGATTCCCTACGGCAAGGGATTCACAATGGCGGCGGAGCGGATGGCTCGCTTCCTCAATGATCTGGACCGTCTTGTGGATGCGGGCATCCATGTCGTTTTGGTCGGCCATGCTCATATCAAACGCCAAGAACCGCCTGATCAGGTGCAGGCATTTGACCGCTACGAGCTGAAGCTGACGAAGCAGGCTTCGCCGTTGGTGAAGGAATGGGTGGACCACCTGTTTTTCCTTAACTTCAAAACTCGGATCGTCGAGAGCGAGTCGGGCAAAGCCAAGGGCCGAGGCGGCAAGGAGCGGGTGCTCTATACTACGCACACGGCGGCCTACGATGCGAAAACTCGTTCGGAGCTGGCGGATGAGTTGCCTCTGGACTTCGCGAGCATCTCCTCGCTCTTCGGAGCGGTGAAGGCTCCGGTGGCGGCTGCGGCTCAAGCCTATGCGGCGGCTCAACCTTTGGAGACCTACCTCGAACCCCATGAGCAGGCTGTGAATGCCTGGCTACTGGCTAAAGGCAAGATCACCGAGGGTCAAACCTGGCGGGATATGCCGCCTGCGCTGCGGGACCAGGTATCGGCGAGGCCGGAGGATTTCCTCCAAGCTGTGGCGAAAGCTGCTGCGTGAGCGTCGACCGCACATGTCGCGAGGTGCTGGGGGAGGACATTGGGTATTTCCTATTCAAAATCTCCCCCGATGGGGGGATCCAACGCCGGCTGCGCTACGAGACCTATTCGCACAGCGACATCCGCGCCTTAGGCCCCTACCTCTCGGTCTCGAGCTGCGATGAGATCAACGCCGCCTGCGACAGGTTCTTAGCCTCCCGAGGAAGAAAGACAGGAAGAAATTATTCAAAACACATCAACAAAAAGCATTATGACATCTAATATACGACACAGCATGTTGCCGAAGCTGGCGGCTTGCCCGAAATTCACCCCGACTCCTGGCGATGCCGGTCCGGCTGCCCAGCGGGGCACGGTGATGGACGAGGCATTTCGTTTGGGGTTGCAGGGCGACCGCACCAAGATCGACGCGCTGCCGGCGGAGGACCGCCCAGCGGTGGAGTGGGCGGTCGCCCTTATGGAGGACTACAAGCGCACGGGCACCATCGAGGCTCGGGAGGAATACTTGGCCATGCACACTCCAGGCATCGCCCATGTCGGCACAGCGGATGCGCTCTGCGAAAAGCTCGGCTGGGTGGCAGATTTGAAGACAGGGCAATTACGCGGATACATGGAACAGGTCGCAGCCTACTGCTACGCCCTGATGCACAAGAACTTTGAGCAGGACTACTGCGCCCATGTGCTCTACTGCGACCATCAGGTGGTGAAGAGCTACCGCTTCACCTTGGAACAGGCCAAGCAGATTGTGGAACGCATTATTGCGGAGGTGAATGACCCGTCCGCAGAGCCTCGGGCGTGTGACTACTGCGGATGGTGTGCGAATCAAAATACATGCCCTGCCGTTGTGAAGCCTGTAGAGCAGGGGTTGGCACTGGCAGCACAGCCAGTCACGAGTCTGGAAACGATCCTCGGCACCATCATGGATTCGCCAGAGCGGATGGGGGAATTTTTCGCGCAATGGAAGATGGCCGAGAAGCTGGTAGCCGAGCCAGTGGAGAAATTCATGCGGGCTCGCCTGGAGACTGGCGCCGAGATACCAGGCTGGAAGCTCACCGATGTGAAGGGCCGCGAATATGTGGACATAGAGGGCATCGCTTGGGCCGTGAAGGAGGGGAACGCTCCGCTCGGACAGGTCATTGAAATCATGGGCGGGAAGATGACCGGCACCAAATTCCGCGAATGGGTCTCGGCGATGCTCGGGACGAACCCGCCGGAGGGTCTCATCCGCACCGGCACCAGCAGCAAACAACTTCGCCAGGTCAAAGTCACCAAGAGCAAATAATTTCCTCGCCCGGTTGGTGTATACCGACGGCAGGGGCAAAGGGGGGCTGCGCAATCCCAAAAAACGCAGACCAATCAATACATTATGCCTACATATACAGCAAAAAAACCAGAAGCGCCGCAGAGCGGCAACAAATACCATGTCGATCCAGGCGTCTATAAGTGTGAAGTTTTCACAGCAGAGGAGAAACGGAGCAAGAAGAAGCCGGACGGCTCGGGCGACAACCCGATGATCGAGCTGGTGCTCAAAGTCATGCTGCCGGATGGCAAGACAGGGCCAGAGATCCGCGACTACCTTGTCTTCACCGCAAAAAGCGGATGGAAGATCGACGCCTTCCGAGCCTCCTCGGGCGAGGCGGTGCTCGAGGGCGATGCCGAACTCACGGCGGAATCCTGCGAAGGCCGCGAGGTCGTTGCCATGATCGGCGACAAGCCGGGGGACAAGGAAGGAATTTACTGGAACTTCATCGAATACTACCTCCACGGCGAAGAGCGTGCCGAGTTCCTCTCGGGCAAGGCAGTAGCTCGACCTGTGGCCAAACCTGCGGTGAAAGTCGCTGACGGAGACGACATCCCGTTTTGACCAATGAGAGGTGTTCTGGAGTTCGATCTGCCGCAGGACCAAGCGGAGATGCGTTACGCACAAGCGGGGCTCGACGCCCTGCTGGTGCTTAACGGCCTGGACCAAGAGTGCCGGAGCCGTCTCAAGCACGGCGCCGGCGCGTTTGCCGAGCTCGATGAGAGCACCATCGAGCGGGTCCGCGAGTGGGTGCGAGGCGAGTCGGTGCGCAGGAACCTACCGGAGTTGGAATGAGGCATGATCTGGAACCGGCCAGTCACAGAAGCGTGCAATTTCAATGCTCGCCGATGCATGTGCCTCAAGAAGAAACGCTACGACACAAAAGAAAAGGCCGACGCGAAGTTGGAGAAGCGCATGGCCTCGGAGAAAAACCCACCCGAATATTTGCGAGCCTACCACTGCATTGTCTGTAAAGGCTGGCACTTAACGAAACAGAAAAGATGAGATTATTTATAGGAATAGACCCTGGCATCAACGGCGGCATCGCGTTCATCCCAAGCACCGGAAACCCTTGGGCGCACAAGATGCCTGAGACGGACAAGGATTTGATGGAGCTCCTGCGGGATTCCATCAACATCGCCACGCCGAAAGCGCTCATCGAGCTGGTCCATTCCTCGCCGCAAATGGGTGTCAAGTCGGCGTTTACTTTTGGTGAGGGCTACGGCCGTTTGCAGATGGCACTGACGGCGCTTGGCATCCCCTACGAGCGCATCAGGCCCGCCATGTGGCAGAAGGCGATGGGCTGCCTCACCAAAGGAGACAAGAATGTCTCGAAGAGCAGGGCGCAGGAGCTTTTCCCCTCCATAAAGGTCACGCATGCCATTGCAGATGCTCTCCTTATAGCCGAGCACAACCGGAGAACAGCGACAATTTAATGCAATACCCTGAGAAAGAGAGCGCCGTCGTCGGCTATATTAGTGTGGCTGGATTCGCCGGCGTGCCGAAATCGGCGGTCGTGGACCCCGAGGCATTCAGCTCAACACTGAATGGGCTCTACTACGCCGCCGCGCACCGGCTCCACCACGCTGGCAAAGCGGTGGTAGGCACGACGATCCTTGAGGCCATCGAGCGGGAGCCGTATTGGCTGAAGCTCGCCGAGGCCGAGGCGAAGGCAGCCGGGATGATATCTTGGCAGGATGGCGTGGTGCTGGCGGATACCTCGCTGGCATTCAACCCAGCGGGCGGCGCCATCATTGCCGAATACTTAGCCGACATTTCCTCCGCCTCAAATGCCCGCAAAGCAACCCGAATCGGCCGGAATCTGGCAGATGGCAGCATGCCTGTGGCTGAGGCGCTCGAGGAACTGAAACTCTTGGCGAAGCCGAAGTCGGCCATGGTTGGCGTGGAGATGCACACTTTCGAGCAACTCTGGGAATACAAGGCGGAAGACGATTCCAGCACCTTGGTGGGGAACCGCTGGCTGTGCCGTGGCGGCCAACTCCTGCTCCTCGGGCAGTCAGGCATCGGCAAATCCTCCTACACACTCCAGCAGGCGATGACCTGGGCGCTGGGTATGCCGTTCTTTGGAATGAAGCCCAAGCAGAAGCTCAAATGCCTGATCGTGCAGGCTGAGAACGATATGGGAGACATGGCCGAAGTGGTGCAAGGCGTGATGTCCTATGTCGTCGCGCAAAGTAAGATGACGCAGCGCGAGGCGGTGGATATCCTGCGGGAGAATGTCATCGTGGCTCGCGTCACAGCACAGACCGGCGAAGCATTTATCGAGGTGATCCGCGAGCTCATCGTCAAGCACGGCCCGTTCGATCTCGTCTACGGGGATCCGCTGCTGTCATTCATCGGTGACGATATTTCCCAGCAGGCTGTGGCCAGTCACTTCCTGCGCGAGCTCTGCAACCCGCTGGCCTTCGAGCACGGCTTCGCATGGGTATGGAGTCACCACACCGGCAAACCGCAGAGCGACAGCAAGAGCCGGGCGCATTGGAACGCGAATGACTACGCCTACATCGGCCTTGGCTCATCGGAGCTAACGAACTGGGCTCGCGCCATCTGTGTGCTCCAGACCACCAAGCACGAAGGAATTTTCAAGGTTCTTTTGGCAAAGCGTGGCAACCGCGCCGCTGTAGTAGACGAACACGGCCACCCGACCACGGACATCATCATCAAGCACGCTGACAAGGGACTACACTGGGAAGTCGCAGAACTCCCCGAAGAGACCCAAGAAGAGGGCAAGCCGCAGGGCAAAGCGGGGCGCACGCCAAAGATATCTGCCCTCGATGAGGCTGATATCGTGGCAAAGCACGCAGTATGGCCGCAAGGCGCTCGGGGATTCTATGCCGAAATGACGGCCAAGTATGGCGTGTCCCGCGACACTATCGAACGAATTCTCCGCCGGTCCAAGAAGGCCGAGCAATCACTCAAAGCAGCATGAAAATAAGTGCCGCAGAATTACCGCAGAATTACCGCAGAATAGAAATTATGCGGCACAGGATGACTGCCGCAAAATTAGTGCCGCATAATCCCCCCTTAAAGGGGGGGAATTATTCTGCGGCACTTAATTTTTCGGCGTCGTCATTTCCGTCCTGTAATTGCCGCAAAATAGATTTGTGCGGTAGCACACTATGAACACCCCCAAAAAACAACACGACCCATACATCGGCTGCCAAGCCTGCGGCCGCGAATGGCAAGACCACCCAGGCATCACCCACACCTGCCGACTCGCCACCGATCTGGCGACCTACCTCCGCTGGGCCCTCGATCATGTCGAGCCGCCCGAATACTCCCGCGACATCGGCGAGCAGGAAGTCTACTGGCAATCCGTCGAGGAAGCCCGGCGCCTCGTCGTCGAGGCAAGCAATTGGAAAGCACGCCAACCATGAAACCCAAACGATCCGCCAAACCCGAAACAAAGCACAGCATCGCCACCAAGCTGGCCACCGAATTCCAAGTCAGCGTCCAGACGGCCACCCAGTGGTTCGATGCCGGTTGCCCCATGGATTACGAGGAGGCCGTGCAATGGAAGCTCCAGAAGCGGGCACAAGCCGCGATTAAGTCCGAGATGGGTTCGCAGCCCAACAAGCTGGAAAAAGCCCTACAACAGGCCGCAGCGTGCGAAGAAACGGTCAACTGGGATGCCATGTCAACCCAGTTCCGACAAATGTGCGATATCGTGGCCGAGTTCTTCCTGATGGGCATGACGGTCACAACCATCAATACCAAGCTCGGTGTCGCCGTGCCTGTCATCAATCGCATCATAGCTAACCATCCCGATACCAAAGAGAAGGAAGCTCAAGCCCGCACCAATCGCCTTCGAGAGATCGCCAGGCTGTCATCCGATGCACTGGTTGACATGCTCGGGAACCCCATGCAACTCGCCAAGATGAAGCCCGCCGAGCTCAACTTCATCCTTGGCACCGCGCAAGACAAGCTCAGAGACTCCGAAGGTGGAGCGCAGCTCACCATCAGCATCCACAATAAAATCAATGCATTGTCATTTGAAGAACTCATCAACAGCATCCCCAAACAAGTTGATGCCATCGATGCAGAGTTCGAGATCGAGACGCCGTCGGGAACCAGTAGCAGTGTGAGCGCCGCCGTTTCAAAACCTCCGCTCAGTCTCAATAAGAGCACCGAAAACGAGCCCGAATCTGACGCGTCCGAGTAAGTCACTGCAAATCAACCCAAGCTCACTATCTATTCTAGGTGTTATCAGAAGTTATAAGCCAATAATCGCCCGACAGGGGGGGGAGGGGGGTCGGTCCGCTGGCTCCGCAAAATTACCCCCACTCGTCCAGCCCCCGAAAAATTTTATGAAAAAACAGCAACCTAACAAGCAAGAAACAAAACAAGATCAACCGCCTATGCCTCCTGAGTGGCCGAGGATGGGCAAGGCCGCGCCTGGGAGACAACCGCAGAACCCCCGTGTGTTGAGGGTAGACCTCGACGGCGAAGTCGTGAATGTGCAGGTGCGGTCGAATACCTATTACCGGGCGAACGAGCCGGTCTTGGTGGGAGTGGACGCCGGAGGTGCGTTGGTGGCAGTGAAGCCGAAGACGAATGCGCTGTTGCATGGGGGGTATGAGGGATGACGCCAAACGAAATGCTTTCTATGATTGCGCAGCTACGGCGCGAGCGCGACGAGGCGAGGGAGGTTGCAAGTGGATTAGCAATACAAGAGGAGCGCGTAAATGAGGCTCTAAAAGAACTATCTTCGATACACCAATGGATTGATCGAAATCATCCCGATGGATTTATTGACTCTTTAACCTATTTGCAGAATTTAGAGCGAGTTACGGATAACTGGTATGATCGTTTAGACCGATTAGAAGTTGACGCTAATCGATTTGAGAGAGAGCGCGACGAGGCGCGACATAAACTTGAGCTTTGCATGGCAGCAAATAGCGATGTTGCAAGAATAGCGAAAGAGCGCAACGAGGCTTTGGATCAAGTCAAAGAGCTGATGTATATCGCAGAACGCGCTATCGATTTGGCTGAAATAGACTTTGAGAACGACAAATTTGGAGTCGTCTCTGAGCTTCGGGATGGGGTGGAGCGGATCAAGGAGGGCGCGAAATGAGCGACACACCGGAGACAGACGCAAGTCGTGGATACGCACTTTCCAGCCACTACGGGCGGATTGAGGGGAGCTATCTGCAAATGGATCGTAGCGGGCCGTTTGTTCATGCAGAAGTAGCTCGCAAACTGGAACGCGAGCGCGACGAGGCGAGGGAGATCGCAGGCAGGTTGGCGCATTTTCTGGAGCGCCCAGCTTACTCGGTGGATGAGGCAATCGCCCGAATGGAGGCGTTGAATTCTTACAAGAAGCAAAAAAGCCAATGACCTGCCCGACTTGCCAATCTCCCACCCGCGTCGTCTCCTGCCGTTCTGTTGGCGATGGGTTCATTCGACGCCGCCGGTGCAGCAACGACCACCGTTTCAACACCGCCGAGGTCTCGCACCTCGGCCCCTTCCCCTGGGCGAAGAAAACCGCGACCAAGCCCGCCAAGCCCACCAAGCGCCCCAAACGCACCCACAAGGCCAAGCCTAAGCCCTCGGATTGGCTCACCCGCATCAACGACAA